GGATAATCATGGCAAAACCAATAACTCGGGCACAATTTAAAGATTACTGCCTTCGAAGATTAGGTCATCCTGTTATTGAAATTAATGTGGACGATGACCAGATAGAAGACCGTATTGACGATGCTCTTCAATTCTTCCATGACTATCACTTTGATGGTTGTGAGAAGATGTTTATGAAACATCAAATAACACAGGCTGATATTGAGAGAAGATGGATTTATGCACCAGATGCTGTTATATTTGTAACTGGTGTTATTCCTTTTGACCAATCAAATTCATCTATCAACATGTTTGATTTGCGTTATCAATTAAGATTACATGATTTATATGACTTTACTTCGGTATCTTATGTGTCATATGAAATTACAATGCAACATATACAAACACTTAATATGTTGTTTTCTGGTACTCCACAATTTAGATTTAATAGGCATCAAAATAAAGTATTTCTTGATGTTCATTGGGGTAGTGATTTAAAACCTGGTGATTATGTGATTGTTGAATGTTATCGTGCATTGAATCCAGATGTAGTTACTCTCACAGGTACATTAACAGGAAATACAACATCAAATACAATTACTGGCACTGGCACAATATTTGACCAAGAATTATTAGAAAATGATTTCATTACATTATCAACAGGCGAAGAAGTTCAAGTTCGCCATATTAATACTCCAACGGAATTGGTGATTGCAGCTAATACCTTGACAGCTAACGCTACAGCTAATACTGCAACTAAAGCTGGTGTATCAGATGTATGGAATGACAGGTTCTTAAAACAATATGCAACAGCTAAATTAAAATACCAATGGGGTTCAAATTTAAGTAAGTTTGCTGGTATTCAATTACCGGGTGGTGTGACACTTGATGGTCCAAGAATAATGGACGAAGCACAAAGAGAAATTGATAAGATTGAAGAAGAAATGTCATCTTTCAATATTCTTCCAAGCGATATGTATATGGGTTAATGATGAATGTCTACCAATCTTTATTTCAATAATTTTCCGAAGAACATAACTTCCGAGCAGTTGCTCGTTGAAGATTTAGTTATTGAGGCTATGAAAATTCATGGCATGGATGTATATTACATGCCAAGGACTTCTCGTGACCGTGTTGATTATCTCTATGGTGAAGACCCACTCAAAACATACACAACGGCTTATCCAATTGAAATGTATTTGGAAGATGTTACAGGTATGGAAGGTGAAGGCGATTTTGTATCTAAATTTGGTTTAGAAATTCGTGATGAAACAACATTCTTATTATCCCGAAGAAGATTTGCAGCCACAGTTCCTCAAATAAGACCAAATGAAGGTGATTTAATTTATGTTCCTTTGGTTCAAAATCTATTTGAAATTACCTTTGTAGAACACGAAAACGCACAGGCGATGTATTACACATTAGGCCGTGGTCGTGGTGGTAATGTTTATGTGTATGCTCTAAAACTTAAACAATTTGTATTCTCAAATGAAATTATTCAAACTGGTTTTGTTGAAATTGACGACCAAGTTCGTGATGAATATCCAAGAACAAGACTTACATTATCTGCTGGTGGCACAGGTAAGTTTGTTAATGATGAAATTGTTTATCAAGGTACCAATTTAGCAAATGCTACAGTAACTGGCCTTGTTTATGATTTCACACCAAATACTACAATTGATGTATATCGAACCATTGGCACATTTAATACTGGTATATTAAAAGGCAATACAAGTAATGCTCAATGGACAATTTCTGTGGTATCTGATACAGCTACAATGAATAATGCCTTTGAAGATATTGTTGACAATGCTCGAATTGAATCTGAATCTGATGCAATTATTGATTGGACTGAAACCAATCCTTTTGGTGGTGATTAATGTTAGGTAATGCTCATTTCTATAATCGAACAATACGAAAAGTCGTTGTGGCTTTTGGTACCATGTTCAATGATATTCTACTTCAAAGATATTCTGTTGATGGTACAACCAAACAAGAATTATTTAAAGTTCCATTAACCTATGGTTCAAAAGAAAAATATCTAACTCGTATTACTTCTGACCCTAATTTAACAAAAACAATTTCATCTACTGTTCCTAGAATTTCATTTGAAATGACTGGAATGAGTTATGATTCAGGTCGTAAGCAAGTATCAACACTTCAAAACTTTTCTGCTAATACTGCAACGGGTATTAAAACACAGTTCGCACCTATTCCTTATAACTTTGATTTTTCGATGTCAATCTTTGTAAGAAACACCGAAGACGGCACACAGATACTTGAACAAATATTACCATTCTTTACTCCAGATTTTAATGTATCGGTAGATTTTATTGCACCTATGGATCAAAAGTATGATATGCCGGTTATACTTAATTCTGTTTCGAATGAAGTTGATTATGAAGGTGACTTTATGTCAACCCGTTTGATTATTTGGAACCTAGAATTTACAGCCAAAGGATATATTTGGCCACCAGTTAAATCGGGTAAGATTATTCGCCAAGCTAATACAAGTATTTACATTGAATCTCAAACAAGAAATTCACAGAAAGTGTTTGTTGATAAAGCTAATGGTTCTGGTTACTTTGCTCAAGAAGAAACTATTTTTGTTACGAAAAGAGATATTACGGGTGATGTAGCTTATTTCAGTAATTCAAATACAGGTATTCTTGTAATTAGTAACCTAAATAAACTCCTTGAAGCAAATGATGTTGTCGTTGGTGCTACAACTAACGCCTCTTACACCATTACTTCGGTTGATACAAACCCATTAAGAGCAGTCTTGGTCATCACCACACCTGTTCCAATCACTGCCAATGTAGATGATGAGTTTGGTTTCTCTGAAACAATTACAGAATGGCCTAATATATAATGACTAAAATGAATAATAAATTATCTGAAGCTCTCAATACTGAACCCATTGAAATTAATCCAATTATAGAAGTTCAATCTACCGAAGTAACATCTCTCAATCAAGTAGAAGACGATGCTAACTTTGCCCGTAGTAATATCCGAGATTTAATTGCTAAAGGTAATACTGCCATGGATCAATTATTGGCGGTGGCTAAAGAATCAGAACATCCTCGTGCCTATGAAGTAGCTGCAGGATTGATTAAAAACCTTGCAGATATGAATAAAGATTTGTTGGAATTGCAAAAGAAACGCAAAGATTTAACTCCAAATGGAGATGGATTTGCGGGAAATGCAAAAAATTTAAATGTTGACAAGGCTATTTTTGTTGGTTCTACAAATGAATTGGTTAAGTTTTTAAAGAACAATAAATAGCACATCAATTAATAAGGAATATTATGGAACAACTCATACAACAACTTAAAGTGATTTTAGGAACCAACTTTGCTTTATATTTAAAATCACATAACTATCATTGGAATATTGAAGGTTCAAACTTTCCACAATATCACGATTTTTTAAATGGTTTTTATACTGAAGTTTTTGCACAAACGGATCTTATTGCAGAACACATTCGATATTTAGATTCATATACTCCAGGTTCTATGGAAAGATTTTTAGAATTAGCCGACATTGAAGAAGAAACTAATGTTCCTGATGCTATGTCAATGTTACGCACATTAAAGATGGATAATGACCGATATATTATTCATTTGAGAGCAGGTATTGTTGCAGCTGAAAATGCAAATGAGCCAGCAGTATCAAACTTCTTACAAGATATATTAGGCGCTCATCAGAAAAAAGCATGGATGCTTCGTAGTATTATTAAGTAACTATAAAAAGATATTATGGATATTATTGATGGGTATTTGGGAAACCAACGCCTAAAAAAAGTAGGTATTGACCTCTCTTATACCGAAGAACAAGTCGCAGAGATTATTAAATGTACCGAAGACCCGGTACACTTTATAAGAACCTATGTAAGGATTGTCAATGTGGACCGTGGTTTGGTTCCATTTGAAATGTGGCCATTCCAAGAAGATATGGTTAGGTCTTTTCATAATAATAGATTTAGTATTGCAAAGATGCCTCGTCAAGTTGGTAAAACAACTTCAGCGGTTGGTTATATGTTGTGGTGTGTATTATTTAATCCAGACTATACAATTGGTATCTTGGCTAATAAAGGTTCTTTGGCTCGTGAGATTTTAGATAGATTAACAAAGGCCTATGAATATTTACCTATTTGGCTTCAACAAGGTATCGTTGTTTGGAACAAAGGTAATATAGAATTAGAAAATGGTTCAAAGATATTTGCCTATGCAACATCAGCTGATGGTGTCCGAGGCGGTTCTTATAACCTGATATTCCTTGACGAGTTTGCTTTTGTGCCTCATAATATGGCACAAGACTTCTTCCAGTCAACATATCTTGTGATATCTTCTGGTCAAACAACCAAAGTTATCATCGTATCAACGCCTTGTGGATTAAATCATTTCTATAAGATGTGGACAGATGCGATTGAAGGACGCTCAACATACAAACCTGTTGAGGTTCATTGGTCAATGGTACCAGGTCGAGACCAGGCTTGGAAAGAAGAAACAATACGGAATACAAGTGAAGAACAGTTCCGACAAGAACTTGAAACAGAGTTTATTGGGTCATCAGCAACATTGATTTCTGGTGCTAAGTTAAGAAGTTTAGCCTTTCATAATCCAATATCTTCAATTGAAGGTCTTGACATATACGAACAACCTATACCAGGCCACTTGTATATTGCCACGGTTGATTGTGCTGAGGGCGTTGAAGCTGATTATTCTACAATTAATGTGATAGATGCTACACAAACGCCTTATAGGCAGGTAGCTAAATATCGTAATAATAAATTACCTTTATTGTTTTTCCCAACAGTCATATATTCTGTTGGAAAGAAATACAATGAAGCCTTTGCTCTAATTGAGACTAATAACATTGGTCAACAAGTGGTTGATATTTTACATTATGATTTAGAATACGAAAACATTTATAAGTTAGAACACCATCATATTAAAGGTCAAAGTATATCGGCTGGGTTTAGACGGTCTACTTCTTTTGGTATTAAAACAACCAAAACGGTTAAGAAAATTGGGTGTGCTAACTTAAAAACACTTGTCGAAAATGATAAGTTAATCATTAATGACTTTGACACGATAGCAGAAATGAATACCTTTTCAAGGGTTCGTGATAGTTATGCAGCTGAAGAAGGTAATAATGACGATTTAGTTATGGGATTAGTTCTATTTTCATGGTTGACGGCACAAAGTTTCTTTAAAGATTCAACCTCCATTGATGTTCGCAAGCTAATGTTGGCAGAACAAAATATGTTGGGTGAAGAAGATTTAGTACCGGTTGGCATAATTGATGACGGAAGACGAGAAGAAATATCGATAGACCGAGAAAACAACGATATTTGGACCGAAAAGGGTTATACTTCCTCCTCAAGTTTTTAAATAACTAAATAGACTATAAAAGAATTTAACAACAATATATTATTCGTAAAGCTATTATTTAAAGGAGAAATCCAATGGCATTTCAGCTCTCACCTGGGGTAAATGTATCAGAAATCGATTTGACTACAATTGTCCCTTCCGTTCCAACTTCAATTGGAGCATTTGCGGGGCCGTTTGCATGGGGTCCAATTGGTGTAATTACTACTATATCTGATGAAGTTCGTCTTGCTGATACATTTGGCAAGCCTGACTCAACAGTCTATGAATACTGGTTCTCAGCAGCAAACTTTCTTGCATACTCAAATAACTTAAAAGTTGTTCGTGCGGCTAGTATCGCATCAACACTAAACGCTGTAGCTAATACAACGGCAGCAGCTGCAGTATTAATTAAAAACGATGATGACTGGTTAGCAAACTACTCAGGCGGTTCTGTTGCACGAGGCGAATTTGCAGCTCGTTACGCAGGCGCTTTAGGCAATTCAATCAAAGTTTCTATGGCAGATGCTAACACATATTCTACATGGACATATGCGACACAGTTTCAAACAACACCTAACACTTCAACTTTTGTTGCAAATCAAGGTGGCGCTAATGACGAAATTCATATTATCGTTGTTGACGAAGATGGTAAATTTACAGGTACACAAGGTACAGTATTAGAGAAATTTGGATATGTTTCTAAAGCATCAGATGCTAAAGACGATTCAGGCAATACAAACTACTATAAAAATGTCCTTGCAAATAAATCAAGATACATTCACTGGTTATCACACCCAACAGGAAATACAACAGCTACATATGCTAATGCTTCTTCTAATTGGGGAACTGCAGCTTCTGGTGTAGCATTTACAAAACTTGCAGCTAATGTAACACTATCTCTCGCAAGTGGTGCCGATGGTACTGTTTCAACTGCCAATGTGGTTACTGCTTACGATTTATTTGATCCTGCTGAATCAGTAGATATCAATTTAGTTGTTTCAGGTCCTGCTGACGCTACTGTTGCAACAAGTCTTATCTCAATGGCAGAAACTCGTAAAGATTGCCTAGTATTCTTATCACCAACTAAAGCAAATTGTGTTGACAATGCTGGTGATGAAGTTACAGACATCAAAACTTATCGTGATACATTAACAAGCACATCATATGCTGTGTTAGATGCTAATTGGAAATATCAATACGACAAATACAACGATGTATATCGCTGGGTACCATTGAATGGTGACATCGCTGGTCTATGTGCAAGAACAGACCTTGAAAGAGACCCATGGTTCTCACCAGGTGGTTTAAATCGTGGTATTATTAAAAACTCAATCAAGCTTGCATGGAATCCAACAAAGACAAATCGTGATGATTTGTATGTAAAGGGTATTAATCCTATTGTTACATTCCAAGGCGAAGGTACTGTGTTATTTGGTGACAAGACACTCTTGGCAAAACCAAGTGCGTTTGACCGTATCAATGTTCGTAGATTATTCATTGTCCTTGAGAAAGCAATTGCTCGTGCAGCTCGTTTCTCATTGTTTGAATTCAACGACCAATTTACTCGTGCTTCATTTGTAAATCTTGTAGAACCATATTTACGAGATGTTCAAGGTCGCCGTGGTATTTACGACTTCCGTGTAGTTTGCGATGAGTCAAATAATACACCAGAAGTTATCGATAGAAATGAGTTTGTTGGTGATATCTACATCAAACCTGCTCGTTCAATCAACTTTATTCAACTTAACTTTGTTGCCGTTCGAACTGGTGTTTCATTCGATGAAGTTGTTGGTAAGTTCTAATAAATAGAGAAACAGGAGAAAATAAATGGCATTTAATGTAAATGAATTCCGTAGCCAATTAGTTGGTGACGGCGCTCGTCCAAATCTGTTCGAGGTGGCTATGCCCTTTCCTGCGTTTTCTTTACCAGCAAACGCACAAACAAAATTAACTTTCATGTGTAAAACAGCACAACTTCCCGGCTCAACAGTCGGTGTTGTGCCTGTTCAATACTTTGGTCGTGAATTAAAGTTTGCAGGAAATAGAACATTCGCAGATTGGACAATAACTATCGTCAATGATGAAGACTTTATTATCCGTAACGCTTTCGAAAGATGGATGAACGGTATTAATAGTCACAATCTTAATGTGCGTAATCCAGTAGCTCAGGCTCCT